GCAAGCTTAGCGGCTACATCAGGGGTGACGTTGCCACCTGATAGTACGCTTTCAACTTGAGCAGGTGCAACGCCTAAAGTTGCTGACAGCAACTGTAAAGCCTTGGCTTGATTCTCTACTTCATACTTTTGGCCAGCCAACTGTGCACGCATTTGCGCAATAGGTAGCTGCGCTTCAAGTTGTTTTTCTTGTTGCGCGCCAATTACACCTGCAGCTCTGCCTGCTGCTTCACCAAAGTTGCCTGTTTTACCGGGGTCTAGCAACGCCGCGCCAACTTGGAACCAGTTAGGACCTTGCTGTGTTCTTGCTTCCAATGCCGCAAGCGTCTTTTGAATAGCGTCAAAGTATTCTTGCTTAGCTTGGTCATCCCCACCAATCATGAATGGGGTTGATGCGGGCAATGCGCCTGTTGTTGCCATATTAAGACTCCCACTCTAATTGTGTAATGTCACTTGGCATGCCTACTTTGCTATCAAGCTGATAGTTGTTCCACAAATTTGTAAGGCCTGAGCCTATTGCTTTTCCAAACGGCGTAGTGCTTACACCGCCAATGATGGAGCTTAAGCCTGCAATTTGCTGTAATGGCGAGGCTGCATAGGCACCAGGAATTGGGCCTGTGTAAGTATTGGCAACGCTGGTTGGAATGTTGTAACCACGTAAAGCTTGCGCACCAAGATTAGCAGCTGTCAATGGGAACAGCTCAGCATTCTGATTGATAGTTTGCTGCTGCGCGCCTAATGTTGCCAAAGCGTTAATGTCTGCCAAATTGGCAGCTTGACCGGCAGTGGCAAGGTTGCCATACTGCGCCGCGGCGCCTAGCTTTTGTGCCTGATCTGCCTGCGCTGCACGCAGTGCTTCAGTATAGCCGGCTTGCAATGCCTGTGATTGCGCAGCTTGTGTGTTTGCTAGGCCTGTGTTAATGGCTTGGCCCAGTACCTCAGCACCACGCTTAGATCCAAATTGACCAGTACCTACTGCGGATGCTGTGGCCTGTGGAGCCAAGAATTGTTGAATATTCCGCTGCCCCAATGCGCCCAAGGCGTCCACAACCTGCGTTGTGTAGGGATTCATGAATTGCTCAATTCTGCTTTGGCCTCCTGGAGTTGTAGGCTGCGTAATATCAGTTTGGCCAATATTACTTGTTGCCAGCAAGGCGCGGTCAAAATACCCAGGGTACGTATTAGTCGTTGTTGCAGCTTTCTCAAAAGCGGCTGTTTGCAACGGCTGCGCATTTGCGTATTGCGCCCCCGACACGCCTGCGGTAACGCCTTTGGCCAAGTCACTTAAATAGTCAGTGTACCAAGACGGCGCAGATGTTACTTGATTCTGCGTCGTGGTGATATTTGGTAGGGGATCACCTTGCAATAAACTCATTTTATGCCTTTCAAATACGACAGGGGTGACTTAGCCTTGGGAGGTATTTTACCTACTGGGGCTGATCTTTTGTGTTCTCTAATTCTTTCACGCATTTTATCCAAAACTAAGGCTCCAGCCTTATTTGAGCCATTGCCCAATGCGGCAACCGTATCGGCATCAAACACGTACTCGCCATCTGCCAGCATTGCCGGCACGCTATCCGACTGGCCATCACCTTCGCCTTGCACGTAATGGCCGGTCTTTCCGGTAATGAATTCGGGAATATGCTCTACTTGGCCGCCACGGGCATATCCAGTTAATGGGCTTCCGCCAAGGTATTTCAATCCGGCAGCTGTCATTTCACCTGCGCTTATTCCCGGGATAACTGTGCTGTTATCATTTCCACTTACGGGATTGCCAGCCGATGGCGTACCTGCAAGTCTTGAGCCTACAAAGCTAGTTCCATCATCTGTAGGCGTGAATTGCGATGTTGCTGGGCTAACACGGCCGGACAAGATTTGTAGTAGCTTGGGGTCTACATTGGCCAGCTGTGGATAAAGTTGCGTGAGTTGCGTCATTCCAGAGGTATCCTTAATAGGCGCGCCAGCCAGCATTGTGGGTGTCAAAGTTCCGGGCAATGCGCCGGTGCTTGTTGGCGTTGTAAACGCGCCTAATGCGCCAGTTTGTGTTGTTGGGGTTGTAGGCGTTGAAACTGTTGACGTAGGCGTAGTTTTTGTCGGATCAGTTGACGTCGTTGTAATTGTTGGTGGCTGTGTTGTATCTGTGGGTGGCGTAGTTATAACCACAGGTGGCACAACTGGAGGGACTGGTGGCACAACCGGTGGCACGGGCGGTACTACAGGTAAAGCCCCAGGTGGAATTGTTGGCAGATCCGTATTTACATTAACAGTTGGATTAGTCGTAACCGTTGGATTAGTTGTAACTGTTGGATTAGTTGTAACTGTTGGATTAGTCGTAACTGTTGGATTAGTCGTAATCGTGGGATTAGTTGTAATCGTTGGATTAGTTGTAACTGTAGCCAATGGATTGGTCAATACAGCAGCGTTAGTGTTAGTTGCAACGTTAGTATTAGTTGCAGCATTAGTATTAGTTGCAGCGTTAGTATTAGTTGCAGCGTTAGTATTAGTTGCAGCGTTAGTATTAGTTGCAGCGTTAGTATTAGTTGCAGCATTAGTATTAGCTGCAATCAATGCGTTTAGTGTTGCATTATTTGCAGCAGTAGTCAATGCGCCTGTATTTGTTGCTACACTTGTGTCTGCAGCGGTAGTAGCATTCGTATTTGCTGTTGTTAAAGCACCTGTATTTATAGTTACAGCAGTAGCGGCATCAGCAGCAGCTTTAGCATCAGCAGCAGCTTTAGCAGCCGCAGCAGCATCTGCAGCAGCCTTGGCATCAGCGGCAATTTGTGCATCGGCAGCAGCTTTAGCATCAGCGGCAGCTTTGGCCGCGGCATCCGCAGCAGCCTTGGCAGCAGCATCCGCTGCAGCTTTAGTAGCGGCATCAGCCGCAGCTTTAGCGGCTGTATCAACAGTCGTAGTAGTGCCTGTACCAGCTGTTGTTAAGGCGCCAGTTCCAGCTGTTGTAGTACCAGTTCCGGCTGTTGTAGTACCGGTTCCAGCTGTTGATAGCGCACCAGTACCTGCTGTAGTACCTGTACCAGCTGTTGTAGTAACGCCTGTACCAACTGTTGATAGTGCTCCAGTAGTAGGCGATGTTGTTGTCTTAGACGCAATTGCTGCGCTGACATCGCTTAAATTTAAACCTGCGGATTGCATTGTGCTTGCAATCTCAGCTTGTGTTGCGCCAGGATGGTCAGCTAACCAAGAATTGATGCTTTCATAAACTTGCTGCTGCGAGATGTTATTGTCTTGCGCCCATTTCATACCAGGACTTGACACATCCAAGTTGGCGTTAGCCTCTCCAATGGCTGCAAGGTTATTTGCGCCTGCGTCAGTAACAATAGGTTGGTTAGTACTCGTGTTAACAAGTGAAGACACATTGCCTGAGCCATCAGTTGACGCAATACCTTCTTTGTTCAGCTCAGTATTTAAAGTATTGTTGGCTTCTGCAATTGCAGTATTAAGACTTTCAGCAACGTTGATTGTGCCAACAGTCTTACCGGCCACAAACATACCAACCACGCCTTGAGTCAAGGATTTGTTAATGTTGGCTGGGTTGCCTAAGGCGACATCAGTAAGAACATCAGTAAAGAACTCCTCGCCAAATTCGCCGCCGCCCTCTTTAGTGGCGCCTACTGTGCCTGCCGCAACTGTTTTGCCTGAAATTTTACTAGCGCTGTCTTCCACGGCTTTGGTGATCTTATTGACCAATGCCATGTCGGTTACACCGCCAACTGCAATTGTGATAGCTGATGCTACTTGGAAAGCAGTTGTGCCTTCAGCGTCCGCTTGTGCTTCAGACTTGCCTGCTGCGATAGCTGCGCGATACTTATCGTTATATGCTGCGCCGCCTGACTCCATGGCGTTTAACGCAACGTCTACGCCAACTGCTGCGAGTTTGCCTGCATATTTGTAAATCTTGGCGCCAAGACCAATAGGCAATCCTTCTTGAATAAGCTCAACAACTGCCATATTGGCAGATAGCGGATTTTGTAAAATAGTTTTAGCGCCAACAATAACTTTATTAAAGCCTTCAGCGTCATTAATAGCTGTGGTAACGTTATTGATGGCTTTATTAACTGATTCAAGCTGTAAAGCCTCGCCTGTACGTGTCACGGATTGACCTGCGTTAGTCAAAGCATTGACGGGGCCTGTTAAACCTAATGCTGAGCCGGTACCACCTACAAACTCAATGGTTTGTCCTACCGCTTGGTTAAGATTTGATATGCCTTGCTGCATAATTGCAGACGCTGTTGTGTCTTTGCCTAATACGCTTTCAATTGCTGCAACTGTGGCTGCCGCATCTTGCTGCGCTTTGGCAGTGCCTAATGCATTGTTTTGATTGAAAAGACGTAGCGTCTCAGCTGATGACTGTGTTTCATTACCTCTAGCCAGCGCGGCATTTTGATTAGCCAATCGCTGTGTCTCAGCATTGGATTGCTGCACAGTAAGATTAGGCGTTTGCAAGGCGCCAATAGTATTGCCTAAGGCATCTGTAGTTGCAGTGTTTGCCCAGTAATCAGTATTACTGGCATTTGCTACATTGTTAGCACTTGTTAATGCTGCAGTATTTTTAGCTGCCAACGCACGTGCTGTGGCATCATTTTGCGCAGCAACTGTTTGCGACGCATCCGTTACTGTAGATAAGTTAGCTGCATTTAGCGCGTTAATCTTGGCGTTTGCTGCAGCTTGTGCTTCTTCAGCCGTGCCCGTTGTGTACGTGCCTGTTACGCCTGTTGCGGGGTTTGTCCATTCAAAAGTTCTATTAGGCCCAAACGCTGTCCGGTAAGCATTAAATGCGTCATTAAATGAGGTGGCCTTATTACCGGCAGCTGTATTAGCGTCTATGGCGCCTTGCAAATTACCAAACTCATTATCAATATAGTTGCCGGCATCAACCAAAATGTTAGGCGTACCAGTAATGGTACTTAGCGCCCCACCATCTGTTATGGACGACGTGATGTCCCTATTGGCAAGATTAGATGTTGCATTGGCGCCGGCAGTAACCGTTGAGTTATTTTGTAACTGACTTACAGCTTGATTTGCAGTTGCTGCATTTGAGCCTGACGCGCTCATGTATGCATTAGCTGCTGCCTGCGCGTTGCCTGTTGTAGCTAGTGTAGCAGCTGCAGCGCCTGCTGCTTTATTGCCTGTCTCTTCAGTAACCGTAGTACCTACCACTGAGCCAATGATGGATTGGCCTACGTTATCTAAATTGCCTGTTACTGCAGCATTAGTAACTGCAGTTGCCGCGTTAGTCACAACTTTCTGTAAAAATGGATCATCCGCAACGCCTGATAATGCATCTACTACACTAGTATTTACAACTGAGCCTAAGGCACCAGTTACTTGCGACTTAAGAGTATTTTCTAAAATTTGATCTAATGGAGTTCCTTGCGCTACTTGCAATGCAGCATTAGCAATTGCTGTGCCTGTTGCTGTGGATACACCAAGTGTTGATGCAATCTCAGCACCAACAACAGGTAAAAAGTACGCTGCTGCTAAACCAGCAATTTCTTTTAGCCCGCTATCAACTTTTTGCGTAACTCCTGTTCGTTCATACGTGCCATCAGCACTTAGTTGTGTATATGTAGAACCAACAGGCGCTCTATAATTAAGATCACCAGTAGTTTTTTCTACAAAAATATTTTGTAATGCGCCAATTTGCTGATCTTCACCAGACCCAATAACTTGATAACTAGGTGCAATACGTGTGTCACCTAATGTAATAGAAGAGCCTTGCGGTACTGTTGCTGCAACACGTGCAATAATCTCGTTAGCCGATACGCCCGTGGCTTGCGCCATTTGTGCAGGTGAAACACCGTACGTGGCCATGTTTGATGCAATCTCAGCATCACTCATGCCGGGGTTAGCTTTTAGAAAATCAATAATTTGCTGATTGGTAACTGCCATAATTAGCTCGTAGATGGGTTAACTGCGTTGACAAGCTGCTCAGCCCATTCTTGCCAATCATCAAACTGATACGGTCCGGGAATACCCTCATTGGTAAACACATCAATGGCTTTTAAACCTGCGCCCCATGCCTTCCAATCAGTGGTGGCGTCGGGAATTGAGAGTTGCTGCACGGCATAAAGCTCACACATAAGTGAAGCCCATGACTCAAAGGTATGATACCTAGGGTCATAGACCTGCGCAACGCCAAGTGTGTTAGCCATTAGTAAGGTCTCACGTCGCCAATATCGGCGTCTAAAATAACTTTACCTAGCTGGTAATTGCCACCAGCCACATTAGACACAAATTTTAATCTTAATTCACGACGTTGTTCACGCATGTCAATCTTATTTGTGTCCGGATCAAACACGTACGGGCCAGTTGTCTCATCCTGAGATTGCGCAAAAGGTCGACCGGTAACATACAACTCCATCTCACCGGATTGAACAAAGTCAGGCTCAACCCGTTCAAGACGCAGCCATCTATTTTCACCAACTGCGGACGGCTGTGATGGGCCACCTGATACCCAGCCAAGATCATTTGTCTCAAAATAAGACTCAATGGCCAAAGCTGTGGCGCCCTGCACAGCATCGGTGCCAATCTCATTTTGCCAAAGTGATACAAAACTCATCAACGAGTCCACTGTAATGGCAAAATTTGAGCCTGCTGGCAACGCCGCAGATAGTACATCTGCCACAGTATAGTTGATTCCATGGCCGTTAATCACGACAGATGTCACAATCCCGCCTGCCACAATAATATCAGCGGTTGCGCCAGTGCCTGTACCGCCGGTTAAAGCTTGATTAGTGTAGGTCCCATCAGTATAGCCGGATCCGGCATTGGTCAACGTGAACTCTAGTACGCCGCCGGTAGCATTGGTTTCCCACCCCGCAGTGATTGGGTAATGGAAAACTTGTGAGAAAAAGCCTGCTGAGCGTCGAGCGCCTAGTGCCTCACCTGCATCATACCAGCAGTTTTCACGAACATTGTAAATAACAGCGTCGTTGCATTCAGTAGAACTGCCGGAGGGGAAAAACCACCAGATTTCGCCAAAACGAGGCACCTTGGAAACCCAAACTTTTTCGCGCTGTGCGTAGTTCAGATTGTCAAAGAAGTAGTTTTGGTTAAAAGTATTAGGGATCTCTTTTACAACGCCGTTATAAAGCAGGAAACGGTCAACGCCGCACCAGTAATACACACCGTCGTACTCAATGACAGACTGGCTGGACAAAATCGAAGACTGGCTTGAGATCAAGTCATAGCGCCAATACTGTGGCGGCGTGCCAGTTCCACCAATAAATGAGACTCGAATTAAACTATCAAGACTCCAGAAGAGGCCTGAGGGTGAATTCGAGCCGCCGCGTACTGGTAATCCTTGGACAATCTTGCCGGTGGCCACTGAGACCTCGTTGGCATCGGCTGATACCCAATCATTTACATTACCGGCCGAGCAGTTCTTAATCAGACCGTTGTTGCCGTAGACAAACACGTAAGGGTGTAAGGATACCACACCGCCGGATACCGAAATTTGATTATCAAAGGTTAGTGTAACACTGGAGCCTGTGGCAGTAGCATTTGCTGAAAGCATTAGCGTTGTTGTGGCAATTGACACTACTGTGGTGCCTGATGGAATGCCTGTGCCTGTTACTACTTGACCTGCGCCAATTTGCGTGTTGGCAGCTGCCATAGTCACCGTAGGCGAGCCATTAGTAATAGTGGCGGCAACTGCTGTAAACACGCCAACTGGACTCATAGTCGTGCCAGTAATATCACCGCCTAGCACTGAAGTATTGACGTTGTTATCAATTAGTGATAAGTTTTGTCCTGGGTGCGCAAGCAATAGATTTTGATTTGAGCCTGTACCGTCATAAAACGTGTCAAACTGCCAAAGATTATTTGCATTGGCAGTAAAGCCGGACAGGGTCATGTCTGTAATGCCTGAGCCCGTGCCATTGTTATCAATAGGCAAGACTTGCAAACCGCCTGAGTAGCCATTGAATACGTTATTAAAGTTTTGCTGTGGGTTCAAATAGATGCCACGACTTGGGCCAGCCAAGTCATTCACAATCTCGCGATAGCCGCCAATTTTACGAGGCCGACCACGCTGAAAGCGTACCCAACGGCCTGAGTTGTAGTAATTCTTATCAAAAAGCGTGCCATCTCTTTGCACGCCCGGCTGTGTATCTAATGCGAATACTTTCTTGGTCATGTGAAAGTACCTCCAGCAATGCCTACAGGCACTTTCATACCCGTGCTTGTCAAATCCACCGCCATTGAGCCGCCAACTGCAATGTTGAAATGACCTGCGCCAGAGCGATAAATACCTGTGCTTGTCTCAGCAGCAAAGTTGAGGGATGGCGTGCCTACAGTACCATCCAAAAGACTCACTGTTGATGCGCCTGCCTGAGTAGTATTGGCGTTTAAGAAGTTAGTACCATCGCAGATCAACGTGGCTTGCTGCCCCGGTGGAATTGTTGCAGTGTAGCCTAAGCCTGTCGTAATGGTAAGACTGTAGCCATTATCCGTTGTCTGGTTGGAGACGACGTACAGGTTAACAATTGGCGGAAATGTTACGGTAACGTTGCTTACTAAACTGCCAACGTACTCCTGAATTGTATTGGCCGCCTCATTGTTTGTCAGTGTATACGCGCCGCCTGTGACTGACTTGACCAACGCGGTAAATACGAATGATGAGCTTACGCCGTAGCCAATAGTGACATACGCTGCGCCGGTGCAAATAATAAATGCCGACTCTGTAGGATTAAACGTCTTAGAGCTATTACCATCAATTAGCTCACCACCGGAGCATGAGATTGTGAAAGATCCAGAGCCATTGTTTTTGAACAAGGTAAACCAATTGTTGCCAAGCGTAGCGGCGGCTGGAAGTGTTGCCGTGCCTGAGCCGCTGCCCCATACTCTGGTCTGCGCTCTGTCTGTTGCAGCAAATGTTGAGCCTGTAGTAATAGCTGCCGAAGGGTGGCTTTGATTTAGTGTTGCGCCACTTGCAACCAAGCCGTAGCCTGCCAAAGTCGCAGCGTCCGCAGATGACGTGCCAGTTCCAAATGCAATGACGCCCCAAGTGCCTTGAGCATCAGGGTTTGTGGTGATGTAAATGTACTTGGACTCACCTGCGGCAACAGAAACAATTGTGTTTGTTCCAGCGTAGTCTTTAACTGTAAAAGTATTGGCTCCAATATTACGAATCAGCGCATCATTGCCTACAGAGGCCTGATTGGCTGGAGGCATATATAGGCTAAGGCTTCCAGAAGAAGCTGTCACCTGCATAATACGTGCAGCGTAGTCAGTGTTAGTGGTACTATTGCTTGGCCAGTTTAACTGCTTGTTTGCCGATAGCGTAATAGCCTGATAGCTAACATCAGTTGGCTGAACAACATCACCGGTAAAAGGGCTTACATAGCTCATGAATCCACCGCCACGGCTTGACGATCTGCAATACGAAGCTTATCTTCAGCCATCAATGTTTGCATGATCAACTCATAATTCTGCTGCCACATTGGTATACGCTCATCATTCTTAAGGAATGGCATAGCCTGCAGGAGGGACCCGTAGAGCAAGGCTTGTGGAGCATAGGTAGTAAACCAATTGGTTTGATTTGATGAATCCAGCGGTTGAACTCGTTCATAATAGAGCACCTCAAACGCGTAGTCATCATTTGGCGTAGGCGCCACTAACCAGTTGGAGTAATCGTAGTCGCAATAATATAGCGGCGTATCAGTTGCTGTAGAGTCTGGCCAGTAATTGCGAAGGTACTCGTACTTACGAAGCAGTACGGGCTGACGATCGCCATTGACCGTGATGTTCATGGAAACAGTCTTATGCCAGCGTGCAGGCTTGGCAATAATGCCATTGCCTTGCGTCATAGTGCTGGTGTTGACCGTTAAGTTGCCTAAGAACTTAATTTGGCTAGCGATGATCTGCTCCGCCAGCATAATGAAAAGAGGAATCTTTGCCAAGGTGGAGGCGTCGTTCCTCTCCAGATAAGACTGGATATTCTCCACCAAGGAGTCATAGGTCATTACTGCGGCAGCTGTCATGCTTACTTACTCCGCTTTTTTGCCATAGCCATATTGTCAACCAAGTTAGGATAGGGGCGGCCTGCAGCTTTGGCTCTTGCTTTTGCTGCCGCTTTTTTCTGCGGCGAAAGAGGCTTAGGCTTACCTAACGATTTTGGCCGTTGTTTTTCCCAAACAGGCTTACTTGATGCCATTTTAATCACCTCTTTACAATAAAGATATATCTAATTTAGCAAAGCGCATTCTGCTTCTCTACGCTTTACTAACCCGGGAAGTACTTTGCCGCCACCTCTGGTCCAAAGCATCAATTGCTCTTTGGCGCCTTCCCAATCACCAGCGTTGATTTTACGTTTAAGCGTGCTGGTTTGTAGGCGGACAATGCCAAGATTGTAGCAAAAATCTACTATGGCGTTTAACTTTTTCACGTCACCTTTTGCAGCCAGTACCAACAAGTTTGGGCATTGTCTAATAGCTCCTGGGGCGTAAGTATGCAAAAGCTCAGCCATTAGCAATGCTCTAGCTGTAGGCTCATCCATTGGCTTGTCTTGTAAAGTTACCTTACGGCCATCGGCGTAATAGGTTGAGCCGTATCCAATTGTCGGGACTCCTGCAGGACAAAGGTACGGCTTGGCTTTATAGCCTTCAAACCGGCGGCAAAGTTCTGCAGCCAGTTCTAAGTTCATAATCCACGCTGTTTCAATGTGCGGTCAAGGAACCAATAGTTAATTGTGCCTGACACCAAAGCGCAAAAGTCCACCGTCATCATGGTCTTAAACACGACTTCTGGTGAAGCACCGGCTTTGTGAGCTTGCCAAGCAAACCACATGTGGATAAACGACCACAGCGCCATGATCCAGTAAGTCACGATAGGGCGCACGGAAGCAGACAGACTTGCGGCCCAGCCACCCGCAGCTTTGACCATCTCGGCTTGCTGATTGATTGCAGCATTGAAGGCCTCCATGACACCGACATCCAAAGCCGCTTCACGGTTAGCGCCAATCTCGGCAAGGCGTTGCTGGCCACGAAGTTGTTCTAGTTCGCACTGGCGGCTGAACATGGCAAGCTCATGCTCACGCTCACTTTTCTTGTCAAAGTACTTGAGGACTTCAGGCGCAAGGCGGAACAGGCCACCAATCACACCGCCAAATAAACCGCCAGATAGGATTTCAAACATTGGATTCCTTAATCGTAAACATCAGGTTCTTGTGCGAGGGGTAGTTCACAACCACCTCACCCTCTGGGCATTTGTACTTGATGTGCGCCATCAACGTGGCGACACCCGGCGTTACCTGCGAGGTGGTATCGAGCTTGAACTTGTATCCAAACTTATCCGCCATGTCGCTGGCTGGGCCTGAGAACGTTGCAATGCTGGGCTTGGCTGGGTGTACGACCAACTCAGAATCCCGCACCTCTAGTTTGAACGACGTGACTTCACAGTCGTCCCTAATCTTTTGACGAGCCACCACGACTTTGAACTCACCGTTGGCGGGTGCATCGGATATTTGAAAGTGCTCTGGTGCCCACTTGAGTATGTCTTTATGGAACACACCAAACTTGTCGGCAAGCGTATACCCACCACCAACCATAGCAGTTGAGGCAGTTATTGCGCCAATAATCTTGGTGTAGTACTCAAGTTCCATCTCATCCCCACATCCAAATGATTGTGTACGTCCCCCAAATAATGAAGGCTACAATGACTGCGGCAAAGACGATTGCTTCAGCCCAATCACGCATGTCAAATCCCTAAAAGTTTTTTGACAAACTCAGCGGCAACACCGGGACCGAGAAGCACAGCAGCAATGGTGATATAGAGCAAGATCTCTATTTTTGCCATACGTTTTTTACCAGTATCAAGCGACTCATTAATTCGCTCGTACCGCTGGGCGCATACAGCTTCATGGACTGACAACTTAGTCTCCACTGTTTCCATCTTCGACCTTTGGCGGCTTTGCGGCGTCTTGAATCGCTTGAATCAACTGATAGACCTCTTGGTATGGGCGTGTTCCAAGGTAACCAAGAAGTTGGTTTGCTGTTTCAATTGGTAGTTGCAGTTTCATGTTAGTCATTTAGGGTTGTGTTGGCCAAGTAATTTCCCAAGGAAATCCTGTTTGCGCAGTGATGTCGCGTAAAGCTTGGCGATATGCCGCCCACGCAAAATCTTGAGGTGTGTTGCTTTCCAATGCTTTGATAACGCGCCAGTCGGTTTCTTTCAACTTTTCGTCACGTTGCTGGCGCACAGACTTAGCTTGTTCAGCATCTTTGGCAGCAATCGCATCAGCGTCCATGTCAGCCACGGAATACTTTGTATACCATTTTCCATCAATCTGTTCTACGCCATCAGCAAATGCAATTTGGTAGCGTGTAGGTTGTGCTTGCGGTCCTTCAAATACAACATCAGCACCCAAAGCCTCCAAAACTTCAGTTGTTGTTGTTTCCCATGATGGACCACCATTGGAGTGTTGATATGCACGAAATTCACTTTCGTACATGACCGCGCCTGTTTCTCTGATTCTTACTTGCATGATGTTCCTTTATGCGATTGCCAAGAAGATAAATGTTCCAC